GAACTTGAACTAACAGCCATAGTTTACGACAACAGCGAGTTTGGCTGTGAAGAATACAAGATCGTTGCCTTTGTGTCAGATTGGAACGATGGCGAACAAGTCACCCAAGCCGCAGGAAAGGCAGTGCAAGACCACATGGAACACTCAGAAAAATTCTGTATCGGGGGCTGCGCAAAAATATTTGTGAATAAAGAAAAAGTAGCAGACGCTATATTTCAAAACCCGGAAGCAGAAGAGGGCTTGTTCGACAAAGCCGAAAAATTGTTCGGGTTAGAAGGGGGGACAATCCATTGAATTACGAATCAGCAAAAGACCCAATGGAAGAGTTGTCATTCATACTCGGATACTTCGGTTGGGGTACGCGGTTCTGCGACCTGACAGAAGAACAAGTGCAAGTGTTGATATTTGCACTGCAAGAATCCAAAAAAATTACGGAGACAGTAAATGTCGGAAACCTTGAAGAATCCTACTATAAGTCAACAGGCAGTTGGCCTTCTACTTCAATCCCATTCTAGGGAACCAGACCCCATAGCCGAACAAATCAAAGAGGCTGTGGATCAGGGGATTGTCAAAGGCGAAAAAAAACGTGAACGGCGTAAGTATATCGGTGCATCCAGTATCGGTGATGAATGCTCACGCAAAATACAATACCGATACCTCAACAGACCCATTGATAGTGGCAAGGAATTTACCGCACGAACACTGCGGATATTTCAATTCGGTCATAATATCGAAGACTATGCCGCCAAGTGGATACAGGACGCAGGGTTTGACCTACGCACAGAAGACAAAATGGGTGAACAGTTCGGGTTCTCAATCGCTGATGGTGAAATACGCGGTCACATAGACGGCGTAATCTGTGATGGACCCGTAAAAGCGCCATATCCTATGCTGTGGGAATGCAAATCAGCTAATGACAATAAGTTCAAAGCGTTTGAAAAGCACGGCGTTGCTAAGGCAAATCCAGTGTATGCTACCCAAGTGGCGCTGTACCAAGCCTACATGGAGTTAACAGAAACACCTTGTTTGTTAACCGTAGTGAATAAAAACACCAGCGAGATATACTATGAAATAATCCCTTTCAATCAAAGGCTTGCGCAGGAAGCCAGCGATAGGGCAGTAAATATCTTGACGGCTGCAAAAGCAAATGACATTCTACCACGCATCGCACAAAGCAAAGATTTCTTTCTTTGCAAGTTCTGTGAGTATCAGGATTCGTGCTGGAGGGAGCAAACACAATGACACTAAAAATTGATAAAAATGTACCAATTCCTTCTGCCGATAGCAAAACTATTAACATTGCTGCGCGTTTGGAAATTGGTGAAAGTGTTTTATTCGTGGGAGATGGTGAGTTCCCACTAGCATCTGACCGTGCAGAGTATTTTAAAACGTGTGCTAAAAAACATGGGTTTAAAGCTATAAAAAGAAGAGACTATGAGGCAGAACCCGAACATGTTCCAGACTCTGGTTGGGTTTGCTACAGGGTTTGGCGAATTGAATAAAACAGCAATAGTGGGGCATTCCAAGGCTGATCGGAACACCCCACATGTTGTATCAGGATGAGTGATAAGGACAACATAATGACAATACTCCGCTTTGGCAACACAACTAGCCAGCTTACAGATAAAATTTCCAACCTTGTGCCACGCACAACACAGCTTCAAGATTTGTTCGATACATACCCAAATGGTGTGCGTCACGGCACCACATTTATGATCGGATCGTTCCAAGGCGAAGCAGGTAGTTCGCTGCAAATCAACATAGATATTCATGGCCCCAACTTTATGCGCGGTCAGGATTGGGCCACAGGTGATGGCATCGGGGGTATAACCAAAATCCTCATGGAAGGTCGGGGCTGGACTAGCAGAGAAGTCGCCGCGCACTATCAATCGTTCCTCGGAACGACACAAGAGCCAGCGCCAGAAAATCCAATCAAACCCGAACTTGCCAACAGACCAAGCCCGGAACCAATTCCGCTGCAACAACCCGAACAAGTAGGCGCAAAAAAGGTCTACAATTTAGATACGCCCTACGATGATGAATATACATACACTGACGCTGACGGCGTTGTGCTTGTCACAGTCCGTAAATACGTGGAAGAAAGCGAAAACGGCGAAGTTAAAAAGCAATTCCGCCAGTTTATGAACGGGCGCATGGGTCTGCCAGAGCCAAGACCCCTATATAACATCCCGAACATTTTGGCATTCAATACCGTTGTATGGGCGGAAGGCGAGAAATGCGCTGATGCACTAACCAGCATGGGCTTTGCAGCTACCTGTACTATCGGGGGCGCAGGCATGCTATCGGAACGTGTCGCACATAAGTTTGATTTCTCACCACTTGAAGGCAAAGACGTAATTCTTTGGCCTGACAACGATAAAGCTGGTCGGGACTTGGCTGCACTCGTAGAACGCCTAGCCAAAGAAGCAGGGGCCAAATCAACTCTCATGCTACGTGCGCCATTCGGAAAGCCCGAAAAATGGGATGCCGCAGACGCACTAGACGAACAATTTGACGTTCATAGGTTTATCCGCAGTAGCCAAAGCAAAATCAAAAAGCCAATACATCTACTGGACGATAGCCTAAACATCGGGACTTACTTCGTAGGTCGCGCACCCGAACAAGAGTATCTAATCAACGGCACAATACCACTAGGCGTCCCAACTATATTCGCCGCTGCTGGCGATAGCGGTAAAGGCATGATGACCCTAGACCTCGCAATGAAAGTCGCATCGGGCGAATCTATGCAATCAGCTTTCGGGGGCATGGTATCCACATTCGGGGATGCAATCATTCTATCCGCAGAAGATGATAAAGACGAAATGCACAGGCGGATTGAACGCATGGACCCTATGGGTAAGCGCCGCGAATACCCGAACAATTTGAAAATCCTGCCGCTACCTAACCTTGGCGGTGTGTTTCCAATCATGCAAAAGATCGACAACAGCTACGTTATGGGCGAAGAATTTGGACGCATATACGATCAAATCCTAGAAATGCAGAACCTCGCACTGTTGGTAATCGACCCAATGGCGTCATTCGTACACGCAGATGTAAACGCTGATCCCGCTGCTGGGGCTGCATTCATGGGTATGCTTGCACAAATCTCAACTGAAACAGGCGCTACGGTCATGGTTAATCACCACATGGCTAAAATTAAAGACAACGATCCCGTCACAACACCAGAGCAAGCGCGTAATCTCATTCGGGGTACGTCAGCTATCGTTGATGGCGTCCGCTGCGCATTTACCGTGTGGAACGTAGAAGAACGGCTAGGCAGACAACGCTGCAAAGACCTCAACGTGGATTATGCGCGTAACACCGTGTTCGATGGCGCTGTAGTCAAAGCCAACGGGCCAGCTAATCGGGACATACGACACTTTATCCGAAACCCGAACACAGGTTTGTTAGAAGATAGATCAGAAGATATACGCAACTTGGCGCTGTCAGAAGCGGTCAGAAACAGACTCCAACACATGTTCGACTTCTTGGCCATGATGGAAAACAACGGAAATGCAGTCACAAAAGGCGGCGCTAATGACGGGGCGTTTGAAGCAATACGAACAAGTTCGTCAGGTGAACCATGCGTGATCGCACTGAAAGTCTGCGGGGAAAGCACAGTTAAAAACACCATAACAGCACTGCAAGAGGCAGGGCGCGTTGATACCCACAGGCTAACACAGTCGGGCGCATCTAAATGGCTAGGCGTTACAGGTGGGCCATTAAGCCGTGGTGAATATGAAGCCAGAACAGCGCGAGAAAATTTATAAATAAAGGCTTGCATAACATAAAACCTTATGCTAGGACTTGGGAAGTGTCGAGGATTGGTCTCCTTGATGTCAGTTAGATTAAGGCCCTCGTAGTGCTAGCTGCGAGGGTTTTTTTATTTACACGCATGCCACAATGTGCTAATCCTTGGGAACGTAATAGCAAAGGATACAAAATGGCAGAAAAAATGTTACACTTCTTTAAAGACAAGCGGCCTACGCTTGAAGAGGCGCAAGCGATTGTCGGGGGTCTGGTGGAAATGGTTCCGCTAATGAACCCAGAAAAAATGCAACTTTTAATTAACGAAGAGGGTCTAATGCACGACCTTCCCGTTAATATTCAAGCCAGCATGATCGCAGGTCAACGCCTAGTCGGGCCTGCAATCGTCCTAGAAGGGGACGCAATGTGGGACTAGAAACGGGCCTAACACCCGCGCAGGAATCAGAACTAAAGTTTCTGCGCGGCAGAGTCGATAGACTGCAAGACGAAACCTTCAAAAAAAGCCCACTACCCAACGCACAAAACGATCTGTGGGTAGCGCGTACAGAACTAGAACGATATGTTAGTGATCTAAGATCATGGGGGAAAAAAATATGAGTGGATTAAATCCAACATATATAGAACTAGCGAGAATCGAAAACCTACGTCATCAGCTAATAGCACAACCAACGCAAGCTATCGTCGGGCGTAACTACGGGGCCAAAGTAGACCTCATGGCTATAGCCTTCGACACAATTAAAACTAGGGACGCTTGGACAATCAAAGACCTAGCCAGAAAAATGCGCGTCAAAGACGATGTGGCGCAGGAACTACTGCGAAACCTCGTAAAAGAAGGACACCTAGAATCAAGGCCGCTGCACGGTGAAGCCGTGTACGAATGGCCCGATAGAAACCCGTCTAAACCATTGCCGCGATTAGGGAGTCGCTATAGATAATCCCGCGCAATATGCTAAAAGTCACAAACCCTGCCCATAATCGGGCGGGGTTTTTCTTTGTCGGGACTCTTCTATCTTATTATCCGCCACGTATTTATCAATCAGCAGCAAACAAAACATCGGCAAATCTGATGGACTCACGCCTAACCCGAACAAAAGTTCGACTATTAAATCGCGCAAGTCAGCAGTCGAAAAATTAGCGGGTACTTCGTTAAGAAGTCCCGCCGCAATTCTTTCTAAATCTTCTGGTTGCATCATTTGTCTTTGCGGTTTGTTATTGTATCTAACAGATTATCAGCATCTTCTACCGCCTGTCTAGCTGAATCAAATTGACTTTTCTCTTTTAAAGCAAAGTCAACAAACCCTTTAACATCATCCCAACAATCATCATGGTCATAAGCCGTTATCACATGAAGCACAAAAAACTTTATCAAATCTGGGCTGGCTTCCTTTGGCAAACCTGTATCAAGTTTCCGCATGGCTTTGTGAAAAAATTTCTGCTTTTCTTCTATATTATTAAACTTCGGCATTTTAGTTGTTCCTTTCCGCTATGAATGATAAACAAAATGTGGGGGCGGTTTGATTTAACCTCGCTGGATCAAATCATGTCATTGCCGCCCCCAACTTTGTACTTACGACATGCTACCCAAGTACCAAGCAACAATCACCAAAACCAACACAACAGCCGCATAAACGGGCTTCTTAGGCACGTTAAACGTATCCGTAACCAAAGGCTGCGGAGTCAGTGATAGCTTCGTTGCGCGGGGCTTACGGGGCTTCTTAGGCTTGTCATCGGGGGAAACGTCCCCAAATAACGTCGAGTCCAGATTTTTCTGGAATGGCGTTAAATCCTCAACAGGATTACTCGCCGCCTCAACACCAAGACGTATCTTGGACATTTTAACATTGATCGCCTTTGTAGATCGACCCATAAGCTCACCAATCTCGCTGTGCTTAAATCCCGTTGCCTTATACTCAAGCAACTGGTCAATCTCCTTACCCGTCCAGCGCAGCATAGCGCGTTTCTTAGGCGTAAGGTTTCTTTTCTTCTTATCAGCCATTACATTCATCCTTTCAATCGGCTTCAATCTCACCAGAACCAGAACAGTTCTCGCAAGTCTTCCAAACCCCAAACGGCTCATAAACGCCGTATGAAGTCATCTCAAATTGTTCGTGTTCTACCTCACCCTTACGGTCAGAATCACAACACTCAGGGCAATCAATCATCATCTGACACACGCCAAATGCGAACAAATCCGTCAGCTAAACCTTCACCCTCGCGTCTGCTCATCAAAGTAATACCCAAACGGGACGCAGCAACGTAAATGCTGTTATACGACCTGAGAGGCACATCAACGCAATCGCCATCAGACATGGACGAAAGCAAAACTTGCCACTTGCCCCTGCCCCTCTTCTTACCCAAAGAAATGTCAGGGATCGGAACTCCCGTTTTTATTTTAAATTCCATCGTTAGCATCCTTTCTGCTAGTTACATCGCCAAAATGACGAACGTGATTGCTGCAATGGTCAGCAGTACAACTACCGACCACGCCATGTCCTTCAAATCATACCTCATGCGTTGGTCGCTTCCTGCTCAACTACCAAATCACCGCCTTTGTTTAAAAAATGACGCCACAAATCAGCCTCGGCCTCTTTTCGCGTGACGTACCTTTCATCAAACACACCATAGCCTCGGCTCTTGTCCCGAATAATATACCTCATGCCGCTTCGCCTTTTTCGTCGAACAAGTCATCAATGTCATCTTCTTCGTTGGGAAATCCGATAACAACATATCCGTAATCGTCGCGGGTAATTTTCCACTTGTCTGATGGGCAGGTATCTAACCACTCAAATAATTCTGATCTTTTTATTAAATCCCTCATGCGCTGGCCCCCCTCGGATCAAAGCGTAGGTGGTGCTTGTCAGCTACCTTGTCTAAAGACGCGATAATATAATTCGACCATGTTTCGTATAGCATTCTGCCGCGTGCGCCGTGATCGTGAGCGTCCTGCAAATCAGCCAACAAACTTATCTGAGCGACAGTTAAATCATCTTGACCCCATGACGCCGCAACAGCGTCAGCAACAGCCTGTCCGCCGCTTATACCCTGACCCTCTAAATCAGGGCTGTAATGCTCGTCATCTATGAACAAGCCAACAGCACACTTTTGACCGTTTAGCTCGCAATCATCGCCATACCCACGGTACACGCAAGCGTCATTGTCTTCATCTAATGACGGGCCATCCATGCCCATCAAATGAACCGACGCTGCGTCAAATATCTCTTGTAGTTTCATTTGTCAGTTTCCTTTTGCTATAAAAGATAACACCATACCTAATCCCAGAAAGTCCTAGTGTCAATAGCAAATGTAAATAAAATAATAGCCATTTTCACGAAAAACCGCCCCATTGATTTTATTGGATAATTTACGGTAAAAAAATCTACGTTAAATTTTACCGTGCTTAACGTAACGTAGAATGTTAAACAATATCAATGGGTTAAGGATTTACGGTAAGCACGGTAAAAACCCGTTTTACCGTAGATTGTTGAATGAAATCAATGCGTTATTTTACGGTAAGCACGTTACCCCCTTTACAGGGGGGTATATATACTACCCCCCCTTGATGTTAATCTAATGCAGCCAATACCGTGATAATGACTTGCGCACTTGTGGGATAATGTGCTATTGATCGGGGACACTACAGCAGGGATTCGCAGCATGCCAAAAGTCGGGGAAAAAAATCCAAACGGGCCATCACTCAAACCGCAGCAGCAAACGTTCCTAAATAACTTCCTGCATAAAGACATGACACAGACCGCAGCAGCTAGAGCCGCAGGATACAAACACCCAAATGTGCAAGCCG